CATAAATGCTTTTATATGTACCTTAAGCATCTCACCAAAGGTATCTATATGCTTATCCACTTCCTTCTCATCCATCTTAATAGGATCAAGAGAAAACAAATCATATATATCTTTAACTAATGTATCTATTGTTTTCATATTATAAAAATAGGGGTAGAAACTAAACCAATAATCTCTACCCCCAAGTCTCCCTATTAAGAGGCGAAAGGAATATCTTCTTCAGCAGCTTTAGCTATATAACCACCTTCAACAACCGCAAAGTCATCTGAACTTCCTTGGTTATATTCAATTAACTCAATTACTTGTACGGCTGTTAAGTCAGCACTTCTACCAGAGTTAGTCTTATGATTCCAATCATAAGGTTGCGCTCTAACACATACAAGACTACCATTACCAATATATTTATTATCCCAAGGTAGATTCTGGGAATCTTTTACAGTAGGAGCAACTCTCTCACTACCATCTTTCTTTTGTAAGTTTCGTTTAATCTTTACAAAGTCAGGTCTTACGTTACCTTCTTTATCTAACTTGCCAGATACAATACTTAATCCAGCACCTTCAACAACTGCACGGCTATCATCATCAACCTCAACATCTATTGACCAACATGGATCATAAGCTGTATTAAGATCTATAACAGAAGCCCACATAGCTTTTCCTGTAATAAAAATAGGAGGTAATTTTTCTCTAGTAGTCATAGTTTTTTCCTTTGTCTTAATGTCACACCATTGTGACTTTGTGTCTTACTTAGAACGTAATTATACCACATATAATTCTGTAGGTCAAGAGCTAATTTGAATTAATTTAGCTTTTTCTACAGGAATATGAAAGAAAGGTTCTTTCAAATGTGGTGAGTCTTTAGGTTGTCTAGAATTTTTTATTGTACCTACACTTGATTCATTCACAAGACTATCTTTAATAAACCAAGCTTGACTACAATTTGTATTGAAGACAACAAAGTATAAATCATAATCTGGGTAATCTTTCTCCTTTCTTTTTATAAGTCTACTTTTTCTTTCGGGTATACGAACTTCTTTCCAATCAGGATTCCAAATAGAACCCCATTGATTTTTTATCTCAACCTCAAAGAAATAATTCTTATCCTTCTTGGCTGAGACATCAAAATAAAAATCTTCTTTAGCTATTATATCATTAAAGTTTTGTTCAGTTAGGTAACCTACCATAGCTTTCTTAGCTCTAGCATCATTCTGATTATAAGACTCACGATCAAATGTTCTATTGTTATGTGTCATATTTAAATCCTCTGTTACTTTTTTAAAATACTCTCCTACTTTAATAACTTCATCTGGTGTACCATCAGACATTATAGTGTTCGCAACTCTAGATACCCAATGGACATTTCCTTTAACATACCCTTTACTTGGGATTAGTTTATCTAAAGTAGGGGATTCTTGAAGAGAACCTGTATGATCTCCCCTCTTAAAAACAAATCCTAGTGCAGGACACTTACCATCTTTAGGATAAATTTCTTTTAAATACTGTGGATCTAAATCAAAATCTATATTATTAGTTTTAGATTTACTTTTTATTTTAGAACAAGCGTTGGTAAAAAATCTAGGTGTACCAGCAGGAGGACTATTTCTGTAGCCACCTACTCTTTCGTTTGCTTTCCTAGACCATTCCTTTTGATAGTCTCTATTCTTTTTACCTTTATATCCCATATCAATGTGTCTCACTCCATGTTGTGCCAATTTTAAATTCACAATCAAGAGGACATCGAACCTTCAGTGTTTTCTCTGTCTCCTGCATTGCATCCTTAGTGAT